AGGAATTCTATTCCCTGCGTTTGCTTCAAGCGGCGCTCAGCCCTGCGCAGATAGCCGGGAGTTGCCGCTTCAGTAAGGCCGTTCCAAATCAGAAAATCCAGCGCCATCTTCGTATAGAACATATTGACGAACGGCGTCAGCCCGCGAACGACCGTAAGCAGCTCGCCTGTAGGGTTTTCGCCCTCACGCATGGCCTGATACGCCCGCATCATGTTCTCGGCCGTGCCGACTGTCGGGCCAGCAATGTAGGCCGCGACGCTCTGCCCGTGCCTGCCCAGCTCGCCGAACAGGAAGTCTCCGATCATGCTTGAGGTTCCTGCCCGCGTCAGCCCTGCCAGGATCGCCCGCCCCGGATCGTTGTCCCACTGCGAGAACGGATCTTGTCCCTTGAAGAGCTGATTGAGCCCGTTCGCCAGCACGCCAAGGATAGCGCCGGTTATGGCGTACTCGGCAATGCCCGCGACCGCGCCAAGCTTGCCCTGCCCGCCATAGATCTCCCGTCCCCACGTGCGGCGGAAGTTGGCCACCATGAAGCTTTTGAACTGCGTCCCGAGACGAAGCGCAATCCCGAGTGGAGAGCCCGCCTTCTGGCCCTGGTAGAGGATCGCTTTCTCCGCGACGCCGGGATTGAGGACGCCGTAATCCATTCGATCCGCATAGTACGAATAGAGCCGGTCTGCCATCGCTTCGCGGAAAGTCTGATACTCCCAAACGACGCCGGTTGCCTGATTGTAAGCCGAGATAGCAGCGTCCGGAATGTTCAGCGCGTCCCGTGGCGTCAAATAGCGATTGCCTTCGCGTCCGACCGTCCACGGCGCACGCATGAGCGCGTTCCATTCGTTTTCGCCAATGTTGAACGCGCTCATAATACGCTGTTCGCTTTCGCCGAGCGCGCCCCAGAACTGGCCGTGATAGCTGCCCATATGCCGAGACATCATGTGGAGCAGCCCGCCGCGCGCCCGGTTGGTCAGCGCCTGCGCCCCGGAGTAGCGGAAGAAGATATCTTGAAGCCTGTTCAAACGCCCCGTGAAACCGCCAAGCTGGCGAGGATCGTTGATTTCCAGATGCGCGTTGTACTCGGCAAGCTCGCCTTCGAGATAGGCTCCCAGCAGATCGGCGACCTGCCGCTTCTCGCTGTTCATCCCGCCCCGGAAATACGCCATGAGACCGGAAGTCATGCGGTCGATAAAGCCGACGCCCTGGTAGCGCAGTTCGCCGCTGACGCTGGCCAGATCGACGAGCTGGGCAAACGGCAGGAAGCCAAGCTTCGCCATGCGCTGAATAGACAGCACGTTCGAAGTCACGCGCGCCCATGTCTCGTTATGCGGACGGTTGGCTTCGCCCGTCATATAGTCCATCCACAGCTCGTAAGAGCGGTTCTGCGACGTCAGACGCTCGATCATATCGAAGTCGCTGCGGCCCCGCGCTTCCTGCTGGAGCATCTGAATATCGGTCTGCATGGCGCGCTTTGGATTAGTCCCCCAAACACGCATCAAGCCAGCATCGCGAGCCGCCGACATTGCCGAGCGCATGATGATCTGGGAAGGCGTCATTTGCGAGGCGACGCCCATATAAGCCAGCCAGCTATCAGCATCCTTGAAGTGAATAACGCGGCTCTCTGAGACCTTCTTAGCGAGGTTCTGCCCGCCGACGCTATCCGGAATAAGGTCCATCTCTTCCGGGTTATAGCTGTCGTGAATGCCGCTGACGATCCGCTTATATTGCGCGCGAAGCTGCGTCTCGATATGCGCTGCGTCCCTGTTCGGATAGATTGTCGGGATATCGAACCATTGCTGCGCGTAGCCTACCCAGCGATCCTCACCCATGCGCCGAACGAGATCCTTGTCATGCGTCGTCCTGGCAATGTAGCCGTCATAAGAGCCGATGAACGCGCCTTCGTTGTTCAGCATCTCGACGGCGCGGCGCTGGAGGTTCTGCACAATCCGTGCGATCTGGAGCGCCTGAGGATTGCGCGTCACGGGCCTGCGCGGTCCTGGAGCAGTCCGGTTCAATTCGAACAGTTCCCGCGTCCAATCGCGCTCCATCGCCCCGGAAGCGAAGATCTGGTCAAGCCCTGCCGTCTTCAGCTCTTCGTCGAAGGTTCCAAGGAGCTTGTACGTGTTGCCTTCGATAGCCGCTGCCGCGCTGTCGCGGTTGCCGAGAAACGGCGTGTTCGTCCCAACAAGCTTTGCCTGCACGCCGAGGCTTTCGTCGCCTGCATTGCCATAGGTAACGAAGCGCTGACCACGTTTCGCCGCATCCATGACGACGTTCGCCCGCTGCTGCGCCGCGATGAGGCGAGCCCGTGCGATTAACGTGTCTCTGGCGTTCTGAAGCGTAGCCGTCTGCGGATTTTCGAGCGCAGTCTGTATGCGACCCTGCTCCGGAGAGAAAGGACCGAAGACCTGCTGATTGCGCGGGTGAATATCGTAGGCAATAAGCATCTCGACAATCGCGCCGACTTCCTGCTTCGTTAGCCGGGTCTGCGTCTCGTCAATGATCGTCTTGATACAGCGGTCTGCGTTCATTTCAACTTCTCCAAATACTCTTCTGCCGCACGCAGCCCTTTAGCCCGGAAGATCACGAGCACGCTGCAAGGGCAGGCTCTAGGATGCGACAGCAAGGGCAACAACACGGAAGGCAATTTCGTGACGCAGTAGCGCGCCAAGCTGTCTAGCTCTCTGGATTTAGCAGACATTGCACAGCCGTGTTGTAGATGTTCTCAAGTTCGCCCTGCTCCGCATTGATCTTTTCGAGCTGCGCCTTCAGCCGTAGCGCTGCCTCTGGAGGAAGCGTAGCGGCGATGGCGTCAAACTGCTTCTGCGCCGCTGCCTCCACAGCCTTAAACTGCGCTTCGTATGTGACGATCTCGGCAGACTTCAGCGCATTCAACTGAGCCGGAGGCGTCTCCACCTTCTCCACCATGGCGGGAGGCAAGTCGATCTGCGCCCCCGACGGAGCCAAGCCTTCCGCTTTCTCGACGTCCCTACGCTTCGGCTGCTTCGGAACCTCATCTTTGAAGACGATCTGCACGTCTCCGCCGCGCTCATCCGAGTATAACCGTTCGGCGTTAATCCGTCCGATCTTACGCGGCGGATTTCCGACTGCGCCCGGCTTCTTCGGAGGCGTCGCGGTCTCAGAAGGCTGCACGCTGAGTTCGATCTTACCCTCTGCTGCAAGCGTGTTGACGTAGCGAACAAGTTCAGCTTCGCCAATGTTGAACACGGTACGCATGCGAGGACCGAAGATCTCGTTAACGAAGAAAGGCCCCTTCCCCGCTAAGCCAGGATACTGCTCCGTTAAGACGCGCCGCAGAGCGTTGACTTTGTTGGTGATCAGACGACGCGCTTCCGTCTCCTTCGCTTCCTTCGACATGGCTCCGAACAGAACGATTTCCGTCCCGTCTTTGTCTGTCTTCTTAACGAGGTTCGGTCTGCGCTTCTGGATCTCCTTCACGGCTTTATCGAACTTGTTCTTCGACATGCCGGGAAGATAGTCCTTTAGCACGCGATCCGTAGGCACGGCGTTGTCGTCATTGGCCTTTATAGATGTTTCGATAGCCTTCTGCACTTGCCGTTCTGAGTAAACAGGAGCGGCGGGCTTCTCCTCTTTCGCGGGCGCGGTTTCAGGAGCTTTCGCAGCCCCTTCCGACGTTGCTGCTTTCGGCGCTGGCTCTGGGACATAGTCCGGAACCTCCTTATCGACAGGCCCCTCCGCAATCGCCTGATAATCCTGCTTGCGCCCCATGAGCGCGTCAACGGCGTTCGATACTCTCGCGCGCTCGGAGGCGAGGAGATGCTGCTCCCGCCCGGCTATCGCCCGCGCCTTCACAGAGAGCGGACGGTTCTTCCCTACGCCGCTTTCCGCCTCAAGCCTGCCTGCCCATGCCGCGAGCGCTTCCCTGGCCTGGAGAGCCTTCTCTGCGTTCTTAGGAACGGCCACCGCGCCAGCTTTGAAGGCAGCGGTCAGCTCGTGCATGTTCTCGGCGTAACCGGCCTGCTTCGCCTTGTCCAGAAGCTCGTCAAGGCCAATGCCGCGCTTGGCTTTCGGAGCGCCGCGCTTGGAGATGTAGACGGACGGCTTCAGATGCGACACGTCCCCGAGCACAGCGGCAAGCGTCCCGTCCGTGTCTTTGACGCCGCCCTGTTGCCTAACCCATGTCAGGAAATCGACAGGCTTCGGAGCCTTCTCTTTCAGCGCAGTAAGGTTCTTCTCCCAGTACTCAATGCGTCCGGGAATGTCGTCCAGATCAGGACCGTCACGGCGCAGCGTCGCGGCGACCGAGATTGCCGACTTGATCTGTGGATTTTGGTCAATCAGGCTGTCGATAAGCTCGCCAGATTGCACAGCTCTGCCGTGGATCAGATCCGAGATCGCGCCGCGCAGAGCCGCTTCGTTAACTTCGACAGGAAGCCTTTCGACCACGTCAGCAGGCGTTTGAACGGGCTCGGAGTTGATGCGCCGCTGAAACAGCTTCTCTTTGATCGCGCCTGACGCCGCGTGCATGCCAGCGCCGAAGGCCGTCCCGAAGGCGAGATTGTAGAGGCTATCCGCAAGCGTGTAGTCGCGGCCTTCTTGCAGCGCCGCGCCCGCGATCAACGGCTCCACAAGCAAGGAGCCCGCCAGACCTTCGACCGCGCCAAGCCCCGCCCGGTAAAGCTCTCTGCGTCCGAAGGTGGCAGCGCCTTCAAGGATCGCCGCATAGCGCGCTTCGCCAACAAAGGGAATGAAAGCCGCGCCGATGTTGAGCGGATCTGCAAGCGACGTCACCAGCGAGACGCCGAGCTGCGTCCCCCACGACGGATCATAGGCGTTCACCACCACATCACGGACAACCTGCGTCTTCGCCCGCGCAATCATGATGTCAACGGCTTCTGGCGTGTAGTGATCTTCGCCGAACTCCACCTTGACGCCTGCCTCCTCCGCCTTGGCTCTGGCGTCTTCTGGCGAGACCGTGCGACGTGTCGCCTGCATACCGCCGTGAAAGACGCCGAACTCGTCAAAGCCGCCCTGCTCCGCGTTCGCTCCGGCAAGCTCTACAGCGCGGAAGAGCGAAGACGTCGGGCTGTCGCGAAGCACGTTCCCGGCTGCGTTCTCGAAATAGGTCGAAAAGCTCGGCGTCATCTCCGCAATCGGCTCGTCAGGTACGAAGACGGGAGCGTTGCCGAACGAGATGTAATTAGGATCGTCCATCAATCAACGCTCCAGAAACCGAACAGAGTTTGACGGTCTTCGTTCTCTTGAGCAGCACGCGTTTGCATGCGCTCTTTGGAGGCGCGAAGCTCCGCCCAAGTGAAGACGATAGGCTTGCCGTCTTTGTCGGGACGCAGCTCTTTGCCACGCATGAGCCCTACGCCGCTCTCGTCCGGCAGCGTTACCCATTTGCTGTCGTCCGCATATTGCTGCTTGACGAGACGATCCGCTGCGACAGGGTCTGCTTGCGTCACTGGATCAGCGGGATTGGCTGCGATACGACGGTCAATAGCGTTAAACCGCTCGAAGCGAAGCACATGCTCCAGCTCCGGAAAGTCGGACGGCTTTGGAACGCGCACGTTTGCCGAGCTGGACGAAAACATGCGGTACTTAAAGCCAAGAACGTCCTCGTAAGCGCGCGTCGCCGCGTCTCCTGCGTTCTCTCCCTGCGCCGTATACACAGCGGCAAGCTTCTTCGCCTGTTCGAAGAAGTTCGTCACGGTTGGAAGGCTTGACTGCTGCCACATCGTAGACGTGACGAAGGGCTGAAACGCTTCCTGCAAGCCTTCGGTGATCTCCGTCTTCGTCGCCTTCGGCAGCACCTTCGCCAGATCGTCAAAGCTCTGCCCGTGCACGGAAACCAGCGTCATGGCTGCGCGTGGCTGCACCCCCGACGTCACGACTTGCAGCGTCGGCGACAGCGTGTCTTTCATCTCGCTGTAGATGCGCGGCCAGTTCTCTCCCCAGCGCGCCTTGAACTCATTGAGCGTTTGAACGATTGCTGCCGCGTCAGTGTCTTTCGTCAGCTTCTGATCCAGCGTCGCGGCGATCTGCTGCGAATACGCCTTCGGCAGGAAGCCGCGCCCGGCCGCAGGGACGCCCAAACGGGTTGCCTCCGTCTCCATGATGCGGGCATAGCTCTGCGCGGCTGCACGGGCTTCCCCAGCGTCCTGAGACGTCATGGCAGTGCCCAGCGCCGTGCGGGCTTCCTCGTTGAACGTGGCGACGTGCTGGCCGAAGTCCGTCAGGGCAGAAGTCCGTACGCGGTCCGCTACCTCTTTGGCCTGCGCATAGCCCCTCTGCTTCTCGGCGAAGAACGGATCGCCCGCCAGCGGTTTGAGGCTTTCGACATACTGCGCGCCTTGGGCAAGCGGCATGCGCTGCACGCGATAGCTAGCTTCAGCCCCGATTGCGTTCGCCTGAAACTCACCATATGCAACTGCGCCACGTTGCGCGCCCATTGCGGCCACAAACTCCTGTTCGCTCGGCGCAGACGTAGCCGCTCCTGTCGTGGCGTATTCCGCAACGGCATTCTCGGTGCGCTGACGAAACGCGGCTTCACCTTGCACCCTCCGCTTATTCATCTCCGTTTCGGCCTGTCCGTAAAGCATATCGCGCTTTGCGAACGGGATATCTGAATAGTAGGACGGCGCGTCGGAGACGTTCTTCCATGTCTCTTTGTCGCCGAACTTTCCGCCGAACAGCTTAAAGACCTGCTCAACGCTGCGGCCGTTGAAGATCGCAGGGTTAGCGGCGATCTGATCTGCGTTTGCGTACTTCTTCGCGTCGCCGCCTGGATCGCTAGCAAGGGCGCGGATCATCCGAGGCCCGCCCCCCTCGCCGAGAAAGTGCATCATGTAGAGATTGACGTCAGTCGTCGGCAAGCCCGCGCTCTGAAGCGCCTTGGCGTTGTCCGCAGTGAAGACGCGGATCGCGATCTCTTGTTTAGCCGGGTTGAAGCGGTCTTGCGACGTCAGGCCAAGATCAGGATGCCGAGCGATAACGTTGTCCCAAGTCCCTTTCGTGAACTGATAAGGACCGAATGCGCTAGAGCTATCGCTGCCGACGTTTCGCCCGCCGCTCTCCGCCGAGCGCAGCATAGCGAAATAGGTTCCGCCTCCGCCGTTTACGAGCCAGTCTTGTGTCTTGTCGGGACGGTCGCGAAGGTCTGCCTGCACAGCGGCATAGCTGCGCTTGTTCTGCGCTTCTTCGCGAAGTTTCGCCTTGTCTCCTGGCTCCAGCTCCAGGACGTCAAGAGCTTGGTCAAACTGTTCCTTTTGCGACTGATAAATCACGCCACGGCTTGCAGCGTCCGAAGCGAAGAGTTGATTTGCGTCGTTGTCCGCCGTCTTCGAGAAGTTGTCGATCTTGTTGCGTTTGTTTTCGACGCTTTCCCAAGCCATGGCACGAGCGCCGAAATTGTCACGGCTTGACGCCATGCGCTCCCGATATGCCTTGCGCGTCAATTCGTCCGGCAGCGCTGTGGCGCGGCGCTCAATCTCGCTGTCATAAGCCTTCATGAGATCCGGCGTGAACTGCGGCGCTCCCGGCTTAGCCTGCTCTTTCGCCTTCTGAAACGCTTCCTCCATAGCGAGGTTCGTATCGGAGACAGCGAAGATCGCATTCGACGCAGCGTTCTCCCGGTTGACGCGCTCGGCATTGGCAACCATGCGCATACCGGCTTCGCCAAAGTTCTCCAGCGCGTCGCCAATGCCCGTGGAACGCATGCGCTCATTCGTCCCGCCTGCGTCGGGAGCGGAGCCAAAGCCGACCTGCTGGCGATAGACCGGAACCTGAATGGCCATGCTATGCAATCCTCATTCCGCGCATTGACGAATATCCGCTCAGCGCGGAAGTGGCTGCTTTGATCATGGTCTTTGCGGGCACAGCTTTCGCCGCAGCGCGGTCTGCGTTCGCCTGCGCTTTCAGCCCTGCCCCTTCGATCTGTTCGCCGCGCGATCTCAGCAAGCCTTTATACTGGATCGACAAGGCGTCCATTTCGGCTTCCGAGGCGCTGGCCTGGATCGCTCTCGCCGCGTCTCCGTTAACGAGAAAACCTGATTGTGCGAGAGACGCGCTCATCTCCGCCGTGGCTTCGCGTCCCCTGCGTCTTTGCAGGTTGGCGTCTGCTGTGGCGAGCTGATTTTCGAGCGTTGCGTTCTGAAACTTATATTGAGCGTTGCGGTCGTTGACTTCAGCGCTGTATTTAAGCTGGTTTGCTTCCTCAGCCCCGCCGACGACTGCGCCGAGCGCCTGAAGACCGAACATTGCCACGGCTGCGAATTGCATCTCTCTTCCCCGCTAAAGCTTCATAGGCTGCACAACCGTTCAAACGTGCGAAGACGACTAAATCGCCTCCGTCTGGTGCGCCTGCCTTCATGATGCTCTCGTAGTGGAAACCGAGCACTTGAGCCCAACGCCAAGCCTGCGCAAAACCGGGCTTGACATACATCTCTAAACGGCGAAAGGGAGCGCGGTCAAGCTCCGCTTGCATGGCCCTATGCGCCTCCATGAAGGTGGCTCTGTTCACCCGCCAATCGACAGCAGCCCAAGCCATCGCGCGGTTTTGCCAGACTTCCATGATCCCCGCGCACATGACAGGGATGCCGTCTTGAAGGGCTGTCTTGGCTCGCCAGCTATGCGCTACTGCTTCGGCGTGTGAGCGCGTCGTGGCGTAACCTTGCTGCTCTTTCTGCCACTGGATCGCTAGAAGGTGGTCGGGCTCGTAATCGACTATCAACTCTCGCTCACTTCCATATCAAGGCCGAAGCCTTTGATAATGGAAGGCAACGGCTGATCTTGCACAAACACGACAGTCCTGTCTGTCGAGAAGCCGTCAGGCCAGGAGATCTCTTTATCGCCAGAGAACAGCGGCGGAGGCAAGTCCATTTCGTCAACAGCGGAACGATACAGGATCTCCTGCAAATGGTCCTCGTCAGGCCCAACCAAGCCGCCGAGCGAAGCCTCAAGCCGCACGATAAGCTCATTGATCGCGCCAAGCTGGCCCTGCGCAGAGCCCTTGCTATTCCCGCCCGCAGGCCGTTGCGTCTCCACAAGGCTCTTGTAACCGAAGCCGACGACAACGCGCGCGGCGGGATACTGCAACGTGATTTGGCCACCCGAGACAGTGCGATCCGGATGCACCGCGCCGTCAGTCAACACTTGCAGCGTCTGCCCTTCCCAAGGGCCAAGATTGGAGATGACACTAACCATCTCCCGAGCCTGACCACCCATGACATAAGCGGGCAGAGACGAAGCGTCGAAGTCTACAAGCTCGAAAGTCGTCGGCGTGCTGTTGTCGATCTGAAAGGCGCGAGCGTTAAGCGGCCAAGGCCCTACGAGATCATCAAGACGAACAAGAGCGCCGTCCAGATAGCCGTGATTACCTGACGTCGTGACAGTGGCGACGCCGAGCGACACGGTTACATTCGTGATCGTGCGCGGATCGTCATAGACCGTCCCGCCGTCCGTAAAATACAGCGTCGATTGATAGCTATGAACGCGACGTTCGTAAGCGTCGGCGCTCTCATACTCCCAGCGCTCCGGCTTCTTCGTCTGCTCCGTGAAGAATTCGATCCAGCGAACAGTCTGCCCGTTGATATAGCGCTCCACAATCAGCCAGACGTCGTCGATCTCGCCGTCTGCGGAGGGAATGCTCGTCATCGCCCTGCCCTTCGCAGGCTGCAAACGGGACGCGTCGCGATAGCCGCCGATGAAATGCAGCGACCACCCAAAGACGTCCTGCTCCGGCGAGAAGGTCAGGCAGCACAGACGGCCATCGGCGCGCAGGCCCCAATAGAAGCTGTCCGGCAGCGCGGCGTATGTCGCCTGGATCACGGTCGAATTGGTGATGTGGTCGGCGAGGTCGTTCTGCGAGAGAGCTTGGAAGCTGCCGCTGTCGCCCGCCACGATTTTTCGCACGCGTAAGCCGCTGGCTTCGACGAAGAGCGGCGTATCGCCGACGCGCAGAGGCACGACGCCATTCGAGCCAAAGCCCGTCTGCGGGTCAATCTTGCGGTTCAGCGGGCCGAAGGCGTTGTTCGGATTTTGCTCCAGGCAGGCCAGCTCGCCGCCCGTCGTGCCGACATGCATCACAGCGCCATTCGGCAGCAGCCAGCGCAGCTCTTCGTCGCGATCCGAGCTGATATCCGCAACGAAGCCGTTGTCGGCCAGAACCTGTCCCGCCGTCTCCTGTAGGAACTCCGTGAAGCCCTGAGGGACGCTAAAGGCGAGCTGGCGCGGCATGCCGAAAACCAGGCGCTCCCGGAAGAAGGTCACGGCCTTGGGCCAGCCGTTGGCGTTGCTCCAGAGCCCGAAGGCCCAGCGATCGGATGCGTTGCCGGAGCCGACCACTTCAGCCGGGAGCCGCGCCACAGCGCCGATACGCCAAGGCTGGACGGTCGCTGTCGCTGACGTGCCGCTGCCTACCGCCGTGATCTTGACGATACCGTAGCCAGGATCTTGGAACTCCCAATCAAGCCCGGCTTGCACTTGTCCGGTATTATCGAACGGATCTAGCGTCTTGCTGTCGGGCGATCCGTCTTTTTCGACGCCCTGTTCGTGAATTGGCGACTTCGTACCTGTTACGGGTTGACCATTGGCGACTGTGACGCCCGCAGTCACCATTTTATAGGTTTTTCCATCGTTCTGCCGCAAAGCATCTGTGGCCACACCCTGATGAACTTCCCACGGCGGGACCGCAGAGAGGTCTTGTGGTCGCAAAAGCATAAGCGAGCCCACATGACCACTCGTAAAAATAGCACTCGACGCCGTTAACGCAACTGAGCCCGTAGCAGCGGAAGCATAAACGGTCGTAGCGCTGACGTTTACTGCGTCGAAGGGACCGCCGACGCTGTCGAAGTCTGTTATTGTCCAATTCAGATCCGAGAAGCGGTTGATCTGCTTGATGCCTGTTCCGCCGCAGACGTAGATAACATCTTGGTTCTGCACGAGACGGAACTTGAACGTGCCGTCAGTGTCTGTTAGGTCGGCGTAAGTCCACGGCGTAGCGATTTCGTAAGGAGTTCCGTAGGCTTCGGGCGGAACGAAGTTCTCTGTCCAGCGGGCGACGCCTTTCGAAAACCTCCATTCGTCAATCCAGCCTTGCCAGGGTGAGCCTCCCGTGCTGGCGCGCACGCCAATGGTCGGCAATGCCGTTGCGTTTGGAAGAGCCGCAGCGAACGTTGTAGACGCTTCCTGTATGCCATCGATAAACAAACGCAGCGTGTTGCCGCTTCGAACCGCTGCTAAATGGTGCCAGCCAGGGTTAATCAGATCGGTGAACTGCGTTGTCCCCTGGATTGCCGTGAGGTTTGTCCCGTCTGAGACGAAGAAACGCATGACGTTGGTCGCGCCACGGTCGATAAAGAACGACGTATTGGCCCAAGGCGTTCCAATACCGTCCGTTTGACCCCCTAAGTCCGCGTCAACGCCCCCGACTTTGGTGCAGTTGAACCAAAGGTCAACCGTGAAGTCGCCAGAGCCTAGCGCGAAGTCTGCATGATCAGGCGTCGTGAGCCAATCGCCTGTTCCATCGAAGAGCCCGCTCGCGCTTCCGAACTTCTTCTGTGCCGTGTCTATCTGCGCATTGCCTGCCGCAGTCCAGACCTTTCCGCTTTCGTCCGTGAAAGTGGTTGAAGCGTCCGCGCCGTCCATATGCAACAGCGCTTTGGTGAAGCTGTCGTCAACGCCGCTTCCTGTGGACGTGTTGAAAAGCTGGCCGCGATCTTTGTAGAACCGAGCGTAGTTGTTGCCTAGCTCAATAACGTACTTATCCTGCCGCGATTTGATGAACGGGATAAGCCACGCTTCGCCATTGTTCTTCGTATTGGCGACGCGGCGAGAGCCCGTCCGTCTGCGCGCGGGGCCTTGAATGATCCCGTGCATGTTGCGCAGACGACGGCAACCCGTTTGATACTTCTGAGTGTCTTCGCGTCCCTCAAGCAGCGGAGTTTGTTCGCCGCCGTTGAAGCTGGCTTGCCAAAAGCTGATTTCACCCATTATGGACCTATACGAGACAGCAGCCAGTTGTCGTCGGGAAGCTCTTCGGGCGGCTCCAGAATGCCGTTACGGTTCCGCGCGATCCGAAGCGAACGATCACGGGCCTTTTCGACCTGATCCTTCTTCGTGGCGTTCTTCCGCGACACGTCCTCCCAAACCGCAAGAGCCAGCTCATGAATGAAGTAATCGACGAATAGAGGATCGAAGCGGCTTTCGTCCGTGATCCGCTTCACGCCGCGACAGTTCAACGGCGGCTCGTAATTCGTCTGTATTCGCGCATTCTCTTCGACTTCGAACTCTTGCGGCGTCCCGTCCGATACTGAGGGACCGAGAGATCCGTAGCCGACGAACCTGTCTCGGATCTCGACAAGGCGCAGGATCTCGGCGGGAATGATGTATGAATACGTCCAGCCGAATAGCGGAGCCGCGCCGACACTCGGGTTGAACCGGGTAAGCGCGAATTTCCAGTTCTGCGCGGCGAGGCACTTATCTCGCGTGATCGCGTAGACAGTGCTGATCGCCTGCGCGGGCTTCTGCGCGTCCGTCAAGGCCATGATCCGCGCCGCGCCGCAGAGCGTCAATGCGTTATTGGCGATCTCGATTTGCGTTGCCATGTTCCTGCCCGTTCAAACGCGCGATGAAGGCTTAGACCAGCGGCGCGGGCCAGGGCAGCTTGCCGGTCTTCAGCTCCTCGATCAACTCATAGAGCTGGCCGATTACGACGTCTTTGTTCTTATAGACGTTCGCCTGCGCAATCTCCTGCGCGGTTCCGGCTGCGTTGCCTTGGTTGATAACGATCTCGATATCCTTCGACGTGGTCGTTGCCGCGTTCGTGATCGTTCCGCGCTCGGCTGCATAGTTCAAGCCGTAAAACCTACGTGTCACTGCCATAGCCAGTCCCTTCCTGGTTCGCCTAGCAGCTCGCGCGTCCTTCCCGAAAGAGAGCGAACGTTATCGAGCGTTCCATTAGCCTTCAGCAGCTCCCAAGTCTCCCAACCATCAGAGCCCGCATAGTCGTGCCCGCTCTTCCAGGGCGGAAAGTAAAAGCGGCCGCTTGCATCGAACGGTACGCCAGCGAGGATGATCCGTCTATAGCCCAATTCTAGGCCGATCTGGACGCCGAAGAGCGAGGAGCTGCCGCCACCCTCGTCGAAGATCCAGACCCTGTCTACGCCCTTGTTTTCGCGCTGAGAGTGGCACGTCAGGCCGTCGATCCGGACAGCATATTCGCCCTTGTCGAGAAGCCGAGGCCCCTTCAGCATCAGCAACGGCCAGATGATCTCATCGTGGTAGCTGACGAGATGGTGCACGACGTCAAGGGCGAGGTACGCATCGTTGATCGCCATGATATCGAACCATTCCGCAAGATACTGCACCGTGACGCCGACGCCCGCCTCTATCGCAAGGGTCTCAAAATCATGGAACAGGCAACGGCCGCTCCCGCAAATAAGTAACGGCCGTTCCTGTTCCATGCTGTGCCTACTCGACGCCGACCGTAATCACGCCTTCGATGGTGGCGAGATCCGGAATGGTTCCGACGTTGACGGTCGCGATGAGCGAGACGCCTGCCAAGCTCTCGAAGACAATCGTTCCACCCGGAGCCGTCGTATTGGCAGCGCCGAGCTGGAAGATTGCAACAGCACTTGCCGCCTGCGAAGCGTTCAAGGCGTCCGGATCAGCGGTCTGGATCGTGCCGTCCTTCAGCCTGTACTGCGAGTAGCCGATATGCAGCGTCCGGCCGGAGCCCATATTCGACGTGCGCAGCCAGGACAGATAGCCGTAGACGGCCACCTTGCCGGGAGGAAGCTTGATCAGGCGTGCGATGGAGCCCGCAGAGCCAACGCCCGCTTGCGCGAAGTTGATCTTGTAGACGCGGGCCTTGCCGTACATCAGTGCGGCGTCCGTCTTGGTAGGCGGAACCGCAGTCTGTGCGGCATACTGAGTGCTATTTTGTGTCGTCATGACTTAAACCTTTTCCATGAAGCCCTAAGGCTTAGTGCGGCCACTCGGCATAGTGCTGATCAGTAGGCGCAAGCTCCCCTGATTGCACGAAGACTACCTCTGCGCGCGTCTGAAGCTCGGGGAAGAAGACGAGATCGACAGCGCCCGAGAGATAGACTTTCGTCACGATTGCCGCGCGGGGGCCTAGATAAGGCTCCAGCGGAACGCCAGTGTGTTCACGGTGCCAAACGATATCGCCTACTTTCATGACCTAAACCCTTGTGTCGAGTGTTTGAACGGCTACGGAAGGCGATACCGCTTACGCAGTATCGCACTCGATCCGCTGAACCTTCTTCAGCTCCAGCCGCGTCGCGCCGTAGGTTCCGCAGATGTAAACCTGCGTGGAGAACCGCTTGTCGGGACGCTCGGCGAC